AAGGAATGGTCTTCGTATATTAAGACTGGGTTCCTGCCTGCGGTTGAATCCTTTACGGGAACGCCTCTTCGAGGTATCAGCCCTGCTGAAACTCTCAAGAGACCAGAACCGCTCACGATTCACAGCGCGTCAGCAGATTCTACGAAGCTGGAAATACGGGGTCCAGATGGAGAACTAATTCGTACTCAGTACGATAGCTCTTTCGCTAGCCGCTTCAACTCAGCGAGCCGTTGGGTTGATGGTTCATGGGGATGGGACCTGTTCGTATATCTCTCGTTCCTAACGGGAGGTGTAGGGACTACGAAGTCCCTGTGGACGCAGATGGAGGAGACCTCCGCTTTGCGGTCAAGATGGTCAGGGGTCGATCGTAAGATCGCTCCCGGGGACTTCTCTCCGAGAGGTTCAGACCTTAATGGCCGTTTGGCGTGTCTACCCGAGCCTGCTGGCAAGGTTAGAGTGGTCGCATTAGTCGACTACTGGACTCAAGCCGCGTTATTTCCGCTGCACGATTGGTTGTTCGATATACTACGGGAGATCCCTACGGATGGAACCTTTGACCAGCTAAAGCCGGTTAAGAGGCTACTCCGTCTTATAAAGGATGATACTGTGGTGTACTCTTACGACCTGTCGGCGGCGACTGACCGGTTGAGTATCAAAGCCCAAATGCTTCTGTTGTCAGGTGTTTTCGGGCCAAAGTTTTCCGTGGCGTGGAAACGCCTGTTGGTGAACCGAACTTACTGGGTGTGGGATATACTCCCATCCGGTAAACCGGGTCATGTCCCTTTGCGTTACGCTCAGGGACAGCCAATGGGCGCGTACTCGTCGTGGGCGATGCTGGCCTTAACTCATCATGCGATGGTTCAGTACGCAGCATATAAGGTGGGGATAAGAGGTTGGTTTGATCGGTACGCGGTTCTCGGTGATGACATAGTCATTGCTGATTGCCGTGTCGCTTCATCCTACACAGAGGTGTGCAAACATCTCGGTGTGGAGATCGGGATCGCCAAGTCGTTGATTTCAGAGGGTAAAACCCTTGAGTTTGCGAAGAAATTCTTCAGAAATGGGGAAGATCTAAGCGGGCTCCCCGTCGCTTTCTGGGCTGCTGCCCGGAAAACGATGGGTGTCGCTCATGCCTTGTCGGCCTGGTATCCTACCGGGACTATGTATAACTTTGTGCGGGCTCTGGGGGCCGGTTTCAAGGGCCCGTCAGCTCTGGGATCGCACTGGGGGAAGATCCCCTTGAGACTTAGAGTACTGGCGGTGTTCCTGACTCATCCTTTAGGAGGAGGGAAGTTCGCATTCAAAGAGTGGGCGGAATGGCTGTGGAGCTGGGGACCGATGGACTCCAAGGTTAGTTCCCTTGGTGATATCCTAACCCAGTTCACGCCTTTTGCAACAGGAATGTTGGAAGAGGTAGTAGCTCCTTGCGAGCGAGTTCTCGATAACTACCAAGAAGATTTATTCTTTAAGGAAAGTGTCGGGGACCCCGCAGCGAGAGCCGCAATAACACGGTCAAACCGTCAACTCAATGAGGCGTTGGACTCTTTAACTAAGGCTGAG